CCAATGGTGGTAATCATTAGAACTCCAGCAAGAACACAACCGACCACGAACTTCAGTCGCGCATCCAACTCTGCTGGTGTAAGTCTGTTTTTCATGGTGCTACTGTCTCCTCTACTGGAATTGTCTCTACGCTTGTTTCGGATGGGTCCCATCCAAGCAGCGTTTCTGTGCACGCGCCATCTACTTCGCATATTGGTGGATTGCACTCCTCTTTTTCCCAATTTTCTGGGTCTTGACATGGGTATCGGTATTTTCCGTCATACCCACACGCCGCTACAGTCAAAAATAAAAAAACTGCTAGAAATAACTTGCTAACCTTTTTCATTACTTGTGAGCGTTATAGGCGCTTGCTGTTGCGCTTCCCATGCTGGAGTCAGTAAACGCTTTTGAAAACTCTTCTTTTCGGGCGCTTCCATCAACCTTGTTGAATACACTGTTGATTTCTTCCACGCTTAGTTTTCCGTCGTCAAGGAACGCGCGTGAGAGACCTTCAACTACGGTTGCCACTCCAGCAATGCCAGCCATGAAGATTGCCTTCCAGAGAGGCACTCCAGCAATTGTTCCAGCGCCGATAACGCCTAGTCCAGATGCTGCGAATGTTGCCATAATCCGCAAGATGATGCTTTTAATTTGTTCCATTATTGCTCCTTTTGAAATTCTGTCCATGTTTTATCGCCGACACCAAAATAGTCACGGGCCAAGCCAGCATTGATAATGTCTGCATTTAGGCACACCGTCTTGGGGTTGTGTATGTCGTCAGATGAGTAGATTTTTGCCAGAACGCGACCATACTTATCGTTTTTATCTGGAATGGTATTTACAAAAACCCAAGGGTTAGTCTTTAGCCAGTCTTTAGTAAACTGCTTTGCCTTTAAGCCAAGCGCCTTTTCTTCTTTATTTGTGGTGCGAGACTCTGGAGTGTTTACTCCGAACAAGCGGACACGAATCTTTTTGTGAGTGTCAAATCCGAGGTCAACCATAAGGTCGATAGTGTCTCCATCAACAGCAGAGATAGCAGACGCGCCATACCAAAAGCGTTCGCTCATTTCCCAGCCGAACCTTTTTTATCTTGATGGGTGCGCAAAGGGTGACCAACTGGAAGATACTGGCGTCGCTTTCCAGCCTTTGTTCCAGGGACAATCTCTACTTCGCCAGTCAGCGGGTTCTTGCGGGTGCGTCCTTCACCAGAGCCTGGTTTTCCTTTTTTCTGTTTTCCCATGCAGCGAATAATAATCGCTATATGGATAGAAAGGTTTTAGGCTAAAAGGGCAGTGTATCCTGCGGGAATTCGCTCTCTACATAGACGGATGTATCAGAGGAGACCACATTGAAGCCTTCTGAACGCTCTAGGACCATGTGGACATAGTTGTGCAGGCCCCAATTTTCAACAAGATTGCGGATTACCGTCTCTGTTGAGAGTGTTGAGCAGGTGTAAAGGTCAAACTGAACAAACGAAGGGGTTGTCTCGTCCCAGACATGCATTGCAATATGGGATGTTTCAATTAGGCAACCGACAGTCATGCCGCGATTACCTTCTTTGGTTACATATGAAGCGATTGGGCCAGCAGCAACCTTCATGCCAATTTCTTCAACAAGTTTTTCCATCCATAAAAGAGCGGCACCCTTATCCATGGGTGGATTGCTCATGTATCCGTTAAGGAGCAGGTGATTGTGTAGTGCCATTTTAGTATCCGTTCTGTATTAGCCAGTGCTTATCTTCATTTGTGAAAGTTCTATCATAAGACATATTTGCCTTAGAATTGCCTAGGGATTTTCGCTGCTGAAGAAGCCCTTTACGCTTCCTTATGAAGTCTCTTTGGCGTTCCGTGAATGCACCCCATATCCCAAATGCTTCCCACTCAAGAGCATACTTCAGACACGCAATTCGTACTGGGCATTCTCGGCACATACTTATTGCTTTTTGATTATTTGACTGCTCTGCTTTGTTCGCGCCAAATCCTGGGAACCACCAAGATGTATCTTTTCCCTGACAACTACCGCCGCCTGGAGGAAACGGGGCCGCAGTTCTGTCGACAAACATAATTGAGCGCTGGATTCTGCTGCATGTATCAACTGTCATTTTTCTCCAATTAATTTGATTTGTATGTGTAGTCGTGGCGCTCTTGAAGGAGTTTCACTGCGATGGAGAATATCAGGTTCTCATCAAAAGTAAAAATCCGCTGCGACATAAAAATTTGATGGATGTGAGAGTGATTGAAATCTACACACTCTTGTGGGTCTACTGCATTCTCTTGCAATATCTGAGCGATAACTACGGCTGTCGCATATACGCGCTGCCAGTATCTTGGGTCATCGCTCTCTACTGAAAATTTGCGTTGACTCGTTTCTCGTAAAGTTCGCAAACCATTTGCCAAGTTTCCAGAGATGGTGCTCCAGCATTAACCTGTGAAGCAACAGCAAACTGTTTGCTCTTGTCAAAATCTCGCGCAGAAGCAAGGGAGATGTTTGATTCCTCAAGAACATCTACAATCCTTACCGCCTTAAGGAGCCGATGCTGGTGTTCGTATGGATTTCGTTCTTGCATCTGTCCCTCTTTAAGTTAGATATCTTCGCGTTCACCTTTTGGTTCAAAAAGATTAGCACGGCGGGTCATTAGTTCCAAATCGACTTTCAACTCATTCATGCGTGCTTCTTGAACAGCAAAAGCAAGTGAAAGAATTGCGAGCAAAACCACTGCACCGAATGCCAAAATCCATCCGAGTACAGAAATAATAATCAGAAAGATTGTCACTCTAGAGGCGCTCTCCCACCAGCAATAATTTTTCGTGCCAAAGCAACCATTTGCTGGATGAGCGGCTTGGAGACTGCAAGTTCTTCTGCAATCTGAGAATACGATAGTCCTTCAGCATCAGGGCCACCAAATTCACAAGACTCCTTGATTGCTAAAGCGCGCGCTTCAATAATGCTTCGGCGTATCTCGGCAACTGCTGGAAGCATTTGATTGTGCAGGGCAATAGAACGCTTGACTGGGTCTTCAATTTTTAATACTTCTTTAAGTTTTGACTCAATCATCGTGGCTCTAACTCCGTTATATGTAATACGACTTTTGACTCCCCAGAGACAATTGGTGCCTCAAATATAAGGCGCTGAACAATCTCTGGACCGTCTTCCCAAAGTATACCAGCATCAACAAGCCCGTCTATACAGGCTTTGGCAACAGGGAAGTGACCACCAGTGTCTGCCTTTCCTTTCCCATTACGGCGGTGAGGAATGAATCTAACCTCAATTGCTCGCAGGCGTTTTGGAATCTTTTTTGCTGTAGCAACTGCTGCTGCGGCTTCGCGCCACTCTTTAACCAATTTCGCTCGTTGGTAGTGATGAAGACTTCGCTCTTTATTCAGCGTCCACATTGTTTCGCCATAAATCTCGATGACGAATGTTTCTAGTTTTGGTGGCTCTTTACTTTTCTTTGGAGGCATAAATCCCTACAAAGTTAAGATTTTGCCAGAACGGCTGGACAACTGAAAATCCAGCACTCTTTAGCATTCGAATATTTTCTGAAGCGCGTAGCGGTACAAGAACATTTTGCAATGATACACGCTTTGCTTCTACCTGTTCCTCAGAGTAGCCATTATCTTTTTTCATCTGATGGTAAACACTAACTAGATGGTCTTGTCCACTTGACGATTCTCCCAGAACCTTTTCCACAAGGATGAAGCATCCATTTGGAGTAAGAGCATCGTGCACCTGTTTTAATACCTCTTGACGATATTCAATTGGAATAAATTGTAAAGTAAGAATTGACAAGATTGAGTCATATCTCAGCCTTTGCATTTCTGCATCTGCGATGTTTCCGTGAACGATAGTCACTCGCTCATCATCGGCAAATCGCTTCCTTGCCTTGCTTACCATTGCCGTAGAGGAATCAATGCCGACATAGTTCACATACATTGATGAACCAAGGTCTTTAATAAGTTTTGCAATCATTTCTCCATGCGAACAACCCAAGTCAAGAATGTGTCCGCCATTCGTAATAATTGGAGAAATCATTCTTATTACGGTGTCCCGCATATTTTCATATCCTGGAATTGAGCGTCCGAGCATGTCGTCAAAAACATTTGCGACATCATCGTTAAATGACCACTCTTTTCCTGGAATAATTTCATCTCTCATAGTGTGATTCCTAGTCTCTTGGAGAATGCTTCTTTTGCTGCTTCTGCCATCCCTAAACGCAGTCCACCTGGGTGCGGAAGGTCAAATTCAAACTCAATTGCTGCGCGAAGTTCATCTGGGCTTATTGGTTTTGGGTTGGAACCAACAGCCTGAACTAGTCCGTTTTTTGCTGTCAAGAATGTGTCAACAGTTTTGAAACCGTGCTGAACTAGTTCTTTGAACTCCGTCTGAGTGTGATACTTCTGGACTTTTGGCTTCGCCGCAATATCTGAAACAATAATTCGTGGCTCATAGTCAAGCGGGAAGCCTCCACTTGATGTGTCATGACCCTTCTTGATGTCACCACGCGCATGGTTGTGCCACCTGTCTGACTCTGTGCATATCGCTGCTGTGTGTAGTTTTGTGTGCGGAGAGCAAAGAGAGGCAACCAGTTTTATTACATGGATTCTGTCTTGCAAGAATGGAATGCTGTTAAAAACACTGGCAATGAAGATTGAATCAAACTGCGTTCCTTCTGCAACACGCTTTAGGAACTTTCTTGTTAGTTCTCTTGCACCTTCAGTATCAATTGTTTCGTTATCTTTCGCCAAAAAGAATGGCTCAAATGGCGTGCAATCGACGCCTAGTCGGTTGAGAATGTCTGTCTTGTCGCAGAGACCAGCCCCAAAGTCAATTACGGTAGTTCCGTAGTAACCCTTCCAGAGTTCGACATGCTTAGGGTCATCAAGGTGGAATGCTCCGTTTCGATTTCCAGACGGCACGAAGTGGCGCAAGAAATCTTCTAGGAATGTTGGCGTAAGTATTTCCACCCGTTGGTTTTTGCGCCTAAACGAGTTGTGGCGTAGAAGGTCGGCGTAGCGTTCTTGAATGTCAAAGTCCATTGATAGGAGATTGAGCATTGCTGTTACTGCTTCTTCTCTATCTTCTGGAACTGTGACGACATTTATAAAGTCATTGCCTTCTTGGGCGGCAAATGTAAGACGCGCGCGACCATTTAGAACCTTAAAATCTGGCGTGCATATAACTGGCATTGGGGGAAGACCATGCGACTTGATTTGACCAGCCATCACGATGGCATGCTGTTCCATCCAGCGCTCATTTTTGGTCATTAGACGCAGGACTGACTGCGGCTTCATCTTCATGACTGGGTACCAGTCTGGGGAGTCGACTTCAAGGTCTGGTAGTAAATTTATCTTATTTATCATCTCATCCATCGAAAGAAGCGCTTCTTTCATGTCCGTGGACGACTGGTTCTTATAAAGGTCGTTTGTGGCGCGATTGTAGAGCACATTTATGCCCATACGACGCTCTACTGGCATTTGGGGTGTCCTAACCACAGGAACTGTCTTTGCGCCCATCCTGGAGGCTACTAGGTGCCTTTGGTGGCCGCTCAGAATCTCTCCGTTTATGTCCGCATAGATTGGCAATAGCCAGCCAAATTTACGCAGGGATAACTCAACCAGATTTAGGCGCTCTTCATCGGCTTTTCTGGGGTTATAGGCAGACGGACGAAGGTCCTCAATTGGGGTTAGGACTGGCTTCATTATTCTGTTCTGCGAGCGCTCTTACGCTTGGAACGGCGCTGGCGCGTACTCACCCAAGAATCGCCCTGAATGTTAAGCATCTCCATCATTCCACCGCAAACTTCTTCATACGAGAATCCGTAAGCCTTGAACATCTCTTCTTCCCAAGAGTCAAAGTATGAACGCTCAAACTTAATTTCCCACTTGCCAATATTGGCAGTGACATTTCTTGCCTTGTCTTCGTCTGTTGACTTTCCTTTTTCTTCTTTGATGCCCCATCCTGCAACATCGCTAATCAAATCATCAACATCATCTCCGCTATATCCAGTTCCATCAAATGAAGACATCGAGCGAAGCATTTCAGCAAGTTCAACATGGTCATAAGTTGCGAGGTCAGCAGTCTTGTTGTCGACTAGAACAATTTTTGCTGCGGCTGCTTCGTCTAGGTCAACAAATGTCACGGCAATTTCTTTCCAGCCCAACATTTTTGCAGCCTTCCAAGTGTGGTTTCCTACAAGGATTGAGTTGTCTAACTTGTTGACAACAATCGGCCTAAACTGACCATTCTCTTTTAGGGACTCTGCGATAACACCAATGTCGCCTTGTCTTGCGTTCATCGGGTATGGGAAAACACTATTGATGTCGACATTTGTTGTCTCTGTAATTACGGATTTCATTCCAGCCTTGGCAACTGCTTTTTTCTTTGCAACTGCCTTACGGGCACGAGGGGGAATTGCTTTTGCATCTAGCAAATTAAGGCGACGACGCAACTCGTGGAGAATAGAGTCGTTGTCTTTATAAGCGCTTTCAAAATCTTTTGCCCAATCCGCATAGATATCATCGTCAACAAGCACGCGATACGAGCCAACGCAGATGCGAATACCGTCTCCAATTTTTCCTGTTCGCTCTCCTTCTGGTGCTGTGAATTCTCCAACACCGCTCATGAGAGCCTGAAGTTGGTCAATATCAACGCTGGTGAATCCAGTTCCTTCTAGGTCTGGCAGGCTTGACAGCAGTTCAAGCAGTTTTGAATCGTCATAAGCCGACGCATCCGATGTGCGGTTATCTGCAAGAACAATCTTGCGCGCTTCATGCTCATCAACATCAACCCAAGAAACTGCAATTTGCGTCCAACCAAGGCTTCTTGCTGCACGCCATGTGTGATTGCCAGCAAGGATTGAATTGTCTTTGCGATTAACAACAATTGGCTTGTACTGCCCATTGACCTCAAGCGATTTGGCAATAGCATCAACATCGCCACGCCGTGGATTTTGGTGATACCCCTTAAGGATTGAGATATCTACTACTTCTGTATCTACTTTAATTTGTTCTGACATGACATCCTCTGCACAATGGTATAGAGGAAGTATAGCCTATTCGATAATCTTGCGCTTGTTTAATTCCATCTTTTTACGGATTTCTGCTATGAAAGCAAGATTCTCTTCTCGGGTGCAAGGCTCTTCTGCTCCAGACTGAAGCGCTAATTGATTGGACTCAATCTGCATACGACGAGATATTGGGTCAATGACCTGCCTAAATTCAGCCCATGATGGCCAATACTTAGAATTCATCTCAACTGCACGAATCGCCGCTTTGGCTGACTCGTAAGAGTACGGTGCAAGATTCTCTTCCCACCTCAGAACCTCTTCAACAATCAGTTTCTTTGATGGAAAAATAATATTAAGTTCAGCAACTATTCGGTCTGCTTCATCTGGCGTCATTCCAAAGTCCTTCAATTATTTTGTGTTGCAATTCGGTTACTTCTTCACTCATGAACGGGTCAAGGTCTGTCGCCCGTATCATATTCGCCACTTCAATCTTGGCTTGAGCGAGCATATTAAAGTATGTCTGCCCATAACGCCAGCCAAAAGGTCTAAACAACTTCTCGTGCTTTATGCTTACATCAGCAATAAAGTCGTTGTACGAAATGTACTCCGTCATAGCGAATAGTGGTCACGCCAATTTGATGGAGAGTGGTTATCAATAATCGCTTGAGCCATCTCTGGACTCTCGTACATCCTTACGATATGAATACACGGGTCGCTTTCGTAAAGTTCAGTCTCTTCCTCAATGCTTAGTGGCAGACCGTCATGCGTATAGCAAACTGGTGGTCCGCACCAACCTTTTTCAATTCCAATTTTCATCCATTCGCTAAATTCCATATCATGCTCCTCGTTGTTTTCGTGCTTCTTTGATTGCGTCCCACCCTGCTGGAACGGCTTTGGTTGTCGCATCATCCTGAGACAGAGATGACCAATGGTTTACTAGCGCTGGTGGAGTAAGAACCATTCCTTCATATCTCTTCCTATACCGCTCTGAGCGAACATAAATCTCATCAGGAGTGGCCTGGCTCTCTTTTAGCAACTTGCAGCATCCGCCATACTTGCTTCTCTCTGATTGATTTAGGGTCGTTTGGTCAATGCCACAAACATCCATCACTGCGTTCCAAATTGGGTCTTCTGGTCGCTCTTTCTTTACTGCTGGAGAAGCCTTCTTTTTTGCAGGTGCTTTCTTTGCTACTAGGACTGGCGCGTCAAAAACCTTAATTGATTGTTCTGGCAACTGCATATCCTCATCGTCGTCTTCGTCGATGTTGATGTTCATTGGGTTGTCTGGCCAATTGTCCTGAATAAGCACAGTAAACAAACTGCTTTGATTATGGCGCAGTTGTCTTTTAAGTTCACCAATCTCGATAAGTTTCTTGACAATTCTTTTAACAGTGCGCTTATCTAGACCAGTCTTGTGAGCGATATGACCAACGGATGGGAATGCGTTAGTGCCGTCTTCCCATGCGTTATCCGCTATTGCAAGCAGTACTAACTTGTCGTTTCCAGTTGCTTTAGATTTTTTCCATACTCTCGTGGTGCAATATACGCTCATGACTTCTTCCGAATGGATACCCTTTCTGTCTTCTCAACTTCACAGAAGTCATCTGGGTTGAGTCCAGGAATCATAGCGCGCAATGCCGTAACTCGCCAGTCGCGAATTGCTGCTGCGTCGACAATGTTCTTTACGACGCCGTCGATTAGAGGTTTAGCCACAACCAGCAAATCAATCACCTCTCCAGTATTTGGGTCTATAATCCTGCTATTCTCATCAGCGAGGGACATGTTAACAACTGCCTCAAGCAAGGTCTTATGCTCCCAATTCTTTCTAGTAGAACTAATCTTACGCTCAGCCACATGGGTTCCATAGTCACGAGTCTTTTCACCGTTAAGACGCATCCATGCGACAAGCAGTTCGTTTATAGAGTCTTCGATTTGTCGTGTCTGACGCTTGAGTTCGGCGATGTCGACGAGGGCGTTAAAAGCATCGTCTGGGTCGAATTCGCTAGTACCATCTTCGAAACTCTTGACGGTCGCGCCAGCGGTATCGGTAAGGGTATTCATCACTGATTGTATTTGTTCATTAACTCTCATCGTTTCTCCAAACTGTAATTTTTAATCCTGGTTGGTCTAAATTCTCTGTGGAAACTAAAACTGAATCAACTTCCGCTGACCACGCTGCTCCACTATCAATTTCTTTTGCTAAGACAGTTGCAATCACTTTAGGCAACCATCCAATAAAAATGCCTTGAGATTTAACCATAATCGCATTGGAATCGTGTGGATTGTAAACATCTCGCTCTAATTCAAGGTTTACCTTTCCAGTAGCAACGCTTGCGCTAATAGAAAAGATTGACTGCGGATAATTTTTACAAAATGACACTCCAACGACTTTTGTCGTGAATATGTTTGGTGTCATGGTTAGTCTTCTTGCGAAGCAGCCTCAAACAGGTCCATGATGGCGTTGTATTCACGCTCTGGCATGTTTTGTTCCCACTTTGATGGGTCTCCAAATGCAAGAATCACTTCCTTTTGAGCGTGCTCACTCAGCAAAGCAAATGCTGCCTTCAGTGGTGCGGACTCAAGCATGCTGTCGGCATCTGCCTCTTCGCGAGCGCCACGGATTCCCTGCAAAGCAATCATAAGATTATTGAGGTCGCCCTTTTCCATTGGCCATGAACGACCATTCAACTTATCGTGATGGTCGCGAAGTGCTTCAAGTTCATCAGGTGAAAGGTCTGCGCACATTGTCTTGAATGTACGGTGTGCATCCTCTAACTCGCCTTCATTCTTCCAACCTTCAAGAAGTGGCTTTGTCGCTTCTTTCTGTGGGCTCTCTTTTGACTCAACTACTGGAACCTTGTTCTCGGTTTGAACTCCAGCAATCACCGACTTATTTTCAAGAAGTTGATTTGCGACTTGGACTTGTGGTGTTGTCACGACCTTTACTCCAGTCTTTGCTTCCCGAAACTTCATAAGAACCTTAAGGTCGGTCAATGTGTCTGGGTATCCAGCCTTTTTCATAGCGCGACCCATTGCCTTAGAGCAAAGCGCGTGCCAAGAATCGGTATCTTTTGTTCCACGCACATCAGATTCAGCCTTGTACGACACAATTGGGCTTTCATCACCCTTATATCGTGTCACCAATGCGACACAAACCTTTTCGTCCTTCTTGGAAAATGTAGAAGGGATTCCAATCTCACTCGGAGTACTCTCCGAGAACTCAATTGATGCATCTGGCCAGTCAGCCTTAAACATCGCCCAACGCACCGAAGTGCTTAGGTAGTCTTCAAAATTAATAGCAGCCATGCGGCCTCCTCTGTTAGTTAAGTAAGTTGACTATACATCAGCCAAATTTAGATTGCAAGTTATTTTGTCTCTAGTTCAACAATCTTTTTATTAAGTTGGTTGATGATAGACCTTTGAATAGCCAAATCTCGCGACATTGTCGCAACCTGTACCGAAAGGTCATTGATTACTTCGCCGATATCTGGCTGTGGAATTTGTGTTTCGCTCATATGCCCAGTCTAGCCTCAAGTTCATTGATTCGTGCGTTAAATCTTTGGCAAATCCACAGAAGAGCAGGCACCATAGCCTCGTAGTTTACTGCCCTTAGAACACTACTATCTGCTCCGTCTGGGTCTCTTAGCATGTAACTCGTCTCCCATTGAGGGAAGACTTCCTTTATTTCATCTGCCATTACACCCAAATGCTTTCCATATGCATGAAAATCATTTTCGTCAGCAAAGTTAATCTTATCAAATTGCCAAATTTTAACTTGGTTTAATAATTTGTCTTCCCAATCCTCTGAAACATCTGCGATGTTAATTTTTGTCCTTCTGTCAGAAGTCATAAATCCAGGAGTGTAAGAATATTGCTGGACGGGGCTGCTTCCAATTAAAAATGCGACTCCAGAAAATCCAGAGTTGGCTGCTGGGTTTCCTGTTGGAACAAACGCTGCTGCCCATGCTGCGTCGTTTGGGCCATATGTTATATTCCATCTAAATCCAACGTACTCGCCAAAATAATCTATATGACTTTGAGTTGCGCCATTAATTGCGTTTGTTTTAATACCATTTTGCCCCATTTCTGCATAAACCGTTCCGCTATTAATTGACTGGAATCTTCCATCGTTCTGAATGTATGACTGCCTGCCATCACCTCCAGCAAAACTGGCGTCGCTTGTGCTTGACAGTCCGCCAGTAAAAGTCGCACCATTCGCCGATGTTACAAATCCAGCCGCTGAAATTTTAAAAGGCGCTGCTGCGTATGTTGATGCACCAATCCACAGGTTCCCAGAAGCGTCGACATGGAATGATGTTGTGTCCGAGCCACCAATATCAAGCGCTCCAGTGTTGGACACCCTAAATGCCGCATTTGCATAAGTCGCAGCACCAGACCACATGTTTCCATTGATGTCAACATGGAAAGAGGTTGCGTTACTCCCAATGTCAATTGTTGAACCAGTAATCGCTCCGCTAAATGTTCCAGTAGTTGCTGTCATTGCTCCACTACTGCTAACCCTGAATGGTGCTGTTGCCTTGTTTGCGATGGACGCGCCAATCCACATATTTCCATCCGAGTCAACATGGAAAGATGTGGGGTCATCTCCGCCGATATTTAATGCAGCACTAGAACTCGGAAGCGTGATTGAGTTGAACTCGGCAGCCCCGTTGGCTGAAATCTTCCAACCAGCACTTCCAGAAACATATGTTGCGGATTGCACCGCAGAAGCAACTAATTGGTATGGGTCATTGGACGAAGAGAATGTGCTAAGAGCACTTGTCTCACCCTGAATTCCATACTCATTACATGGGGTTACGCAATAAGAATATGTTGACTGCGGCGATGAAAGGTTCTCAATAGTTGCAGTATTGGCCGACCCATCAGCCATTATCGTCGAGTACTCAAGAACCTCTTTGACTGTTGTTGGGCCAGTTGCAGTATCATCTGGTCCTTGATTTGCATAATAAATAACGCTTGATGAACTACTAAGAACTGGGATATTGAATCCACTAAAACCTTCATCGGAGTAGATGTTTATAAATTTTCCGCTTGAAAGAAGATGCGCGCCAGAGAATGTGATGGCAGCAATATTTCCAGCGCGAGTTAACGATGTGGCAACTTTCTCAGTTCCTTCACGAAATACTGCTACTTCATATTGACTTACACGACCAGAATTTGTGTTATCCCAACTTACGGTTACTCGGTTGCTCATTCCAACAACAGATGTTGTTGCTGAAGTTAATTCTGGCGCAGGAAGACTTACATTTGGTGGAGTACCAGAGAAAGACGCAAGGATTGGGGCGTTGAGAGAACCAAAACCAGACTGTGCTGTTAGGTCAGTTGCAATATCTGGGAAAACCTCTCCAAATGTAACTTCAATTGTCTGTTCGTTGGCCCCAGTAATACTTGCTGCAATTGCGGAAATAATCTGGCTTGAGTAAAGACCAGGTTGTGTTTCAAGAAGAACCTTATCTCCGACAAAGAAATCATTCCATGCAACCTGCCCAGTTCGTTCTGGGAATTTTGCAGTTTGTGAAAGTCTTCCACCATCAATTCGACGCATGGCACTCCCAGTAATGTTCGCTACTGCTGGTGCATCGCTTGATGTATTTTCAAAGTATGACTCTCGTACTCCATAAATCGTTTGGTTCGTAGAAATGAGCCTGTCTAGACCTCTACCATCAGAGCCGTACGCAACAGTCCTTCTATCAGTAGAAGATGTCTTTGTCTCTGATTCTTGAAGGCTTGGAAGTGTAAATAGAAGTGCAGTTGAGCCAGATGTCCTATCAACACCAAATGGCACAGAGTTAACAACTCCATTTCTAGAGAATGGAGTAACAGCAAAACTTACTGAACCAGTTGCATCAAAGTGCCACGACAGTCCCGTTTGGTCGGTAACTTGCTTGAGTACTTCGCTTAATTTTTTTCCAGCGGGAACACTAAATGTTCCACCATCTTGTACTGTTTGACCCTTTGAATCAAGTTTTCCAAGATTCGCATTAATCACCGAGTCGAGATAAATTGGCCAACTAACTGCGAATTCTGGACCACCGCGACCAGAATCTGTAATAACATTTCCAAATGTTGCCTCGGCGGAGGAGTATTCGTACCCAGTTGCCGCTTCTTTAAAGAGAAGATAAAAGGCACTTAGTCCAGTAAATGTTCCAGTTGTTTGCTGCGCGTAGGAAAGATTGTATGTTCCAACCTGTGATGAAAGTGTAAGACCGCTATTTGAACTTAAGTAGAAAGCCTTATAGCCGTTTGTTGCGCCCTCCTGAACAAAAACATTGTTGCCAACAGTAAAGTCGGTTACAGGTGAACCGTCAGATGTTGCAGTTCTCTGTAGTTGCCAGGCTATTGAACTTGAGCCAACAACACTTACCCAGTAGATTCCATTTTGTGCTGCGTTGGTCTGATTCTTGAGAAGAATAGTATCTCCAACAACCAAATCTGTTACTCCGTCAATACCAACAGAGTTGATTGACTGATTACTTGTGGATACTAATTTTGCGCCGACACCTGGATAACCAGTAAATTGACCACTCAAGTATGAGCCAGCGATATTTGTAGTTGTTGCACAACGAACTACTTCCACATATCCAGGGAACAATCGGTCAAAGAATCTTGGTCGTGTGCTCGTTGTTGCCCCGACTCGTGTTGAACCAGTAAATCCTTGTGGCAATACAACCGCCCAGTCGAGCGCTGAACCAATACCCTTACCAGAGAGCGTTACTGTTTCTCCGTCTGGCAGACGCTCAAGTTGAACATCTTCAATAAAGAATGTAAATACTGGTGTCGAATTTCGAAGAATCTGCAGCGCGTATGGTCCAGTAAGAAGGGAAAGTCCAGTCTGCACCTCAAAGTCCGAGAAGAATGGGTCCTTAAAATCATGGACCATCTTTCCAGTTCCAAAATCGTTTAAAGGGTCAGAAAATTCAATTGATGTCCAGCGCGGTACATAGGTGATGACGCTCGCAGCGTTCATCGCCGAGACGACGCGAATATCCCAAATTGAATTAACTACTTGCATTTAGATATATGCCCTTTGATATGAAATAGTACAACTGCCTCTACTTGATGTTCCATCAACACTAAATGTTAGGGTATTTGTTGTTGGGTGTAGAACCATCCAGTCTTGCACTGAGCCAGTCCTGTAAAGAGACGCAGATACATTTGTCCCAGTACCAGTCTTTATCGTCAGTGCATCGGTATCAATTACAATGCTTGTTCCAGAAGAAATTGTTCCTGTATATCCAATCACAGATTGAGAGGATGTATAGGTTGAATTTGTCAATCGTGGATTCACTAATGTCTGACCAGATGCTGGAGTGAATGTGATTGTCATGTATGTGACTGGAGCAGTTCCGATTACTGATGCAGAATTTGATATTGAAGCAGACGATACCGCAGTCGTAATCGAAGCAGATAATGCTGGTATGTACGCAGATGCGTCGTACCAGCGTGGGTCGGTGAACTCAATATCTACGGTGAATTCTGCATATAGCAGTTCACGGTGGTCGGAGATAGAAAAGTTATTCGTAACTTCTCCGTATGCAACCCGTATGTCAGTAAGAGATGAATTTGATGTATTAACGCGATTGTGCAATATTGTGAGTTGCTGTGCCAACTTATTGAGAACCGACATAACAGTGTCGTAGTTTGCATTGAACTGCGAGCGACGAGCAGCGATTGTTGAAGCAATTGCACCAGTGGTTGGGTCTGCGTCTGTTACGACGATATTCCAGGACTCATTTCGTGTTGTTAAACGCTTCTGACGCCAAGCGGCACCGTGTATTGAAGGAACATCAATATTGTTTCCCTTACGACCAGCATGTCCTTTATCAACATTGGCTATCCAGTATCCAGGGGTGGCAAAGTCGACGCCATCAACTGTGTACCATTCTTTAAAATTAAGAATATTTGCCATGTCTTAATCCTATCCAAACAATCCAGCATTAGATAGTGACTTCATTCGTCGCGAAATCGAATCTGAAGCAGTTTCTGGAACTGGGTTGTTAACTGTGATATTGAAAACCTGATTATTTGATGCCTTTGAATCAGACATGCTTGGCTTCACATTTGTGTATCTCTCAAGAGCAGTAGTCGTATTCAATTTGCTGAGTGGGATTACCAATTCTGGTCCTGCCTCACCCACCATCGAAAGGGTTGGACGAGTCACCAAACCGCCGTCTGCAAGCATCGTGAGATTTAATCTCTTGTATTCTTCATAAAGTTTAGGGAACGCAGACTTTGCTGCAAGGTTCGGAGTTGAACCCTTATATGTTTTAAAGAAGTTTGGATGTAGGGCTTTTGCTGCTGCAATAAAGTTTGCAAATGGTTTTCCAGTTGCTGGGTTCCACCCAAATCCAGTTCCGCCACCAGCGCTAGTGTCCGTTGGGGTATCTACTACTGGGCTAAATGAAACAGACTCAGTCTCTGCTTTTGCTCCAGGGATTGCGGATGTAACTATATCTCCATACCCGCCAGAAGCCTTATTTAATTCATTTATGCTGATTCCAAGATTTGCAAATGAAATACCCAAATTCGGCAGTGCCTGGTTGGCAAAATTATTAAAGTACTCAACCGCATCACTCATATTAATTTTTAGTTGGATTGCAGCATCAGTCATAGCCTGCTGGGCATCAACTACATCATAAATTGCTTTTGCTGCTTCAAGGTCTTTATTTTTTAGGTTATTTTTTGCTTCTATTTCGGCGACCTGTGAGTCAATAACTTCATTACTTGCTTCTGACGCGGCGGCTCTTGCCTCATTAAGAGCATCTTCAGCATCAATTACATCGCTAAGAGTTCCGCGACGCATAGAATAGTTACGCGAAGCCTGTTCAAATGCCTTCTGCAATTCTTCAATCTTTGAGATTTCATAGTCGGTTACTGCAGTCCCGCCAGAGTCTCCAAACTTCCTTACATTCCTCTCTCTTTCACGGATAGCCTTTGCAAGTTCTCCATCCAGCAACTGCTGCTGGAGTGCAAGTTTTTGAGTTTCCACAATAGATTTACTGAGATTCAACTGTGCATCTATATAACCGCCAACGGTTCCCAAGGCATCTTGGATATTCCCTACAACGGCATTCAGGAAGTCTTTAAATGGTGTTTTCTTGTCGGATATCTGCTTCAAAACAGAAGTAATTTTTGCAGCAGTCAAGCCGCCTTTAAGTGCATCAGCAAAACGCTTTCCTGCAGTTTTTCCAGCACTTTCAGTCGCTCCCACCAAAGGTTCAACGACTGGACTAAATCCATCAGTTCCAAATACCGACTGAGCAGAAACGGCATCGGCAAATCCTTTAACAAATCCTTGACCTGCTGGTTTTCCAAGCGTTTTAGCAATCAGTTTTGACGGTGAGCCAATTTCAAGGTCGCGCTCCATGCGCTTTGTAAATGCGTCAGTTACTTTCTTTGATTCATCAGATGTTGCAGCAGCAATCATTCCCTGAATAATTCCTTGTCCGATTGGCAAACCTATTTGGTCAGCAGCAACTTTTGAAGGAGATGCAATACGCCAGTCATCATAAAAATCTTGGAGAAGTTGCTTATTGAACTCTGTTACACCAGTCTTGTCTCCGTCTTTATTTCCAAGAAGACCAGCCTTAAATCCATCAACAATTGCTTTTGTTGTTTCTGGCATGGCTTCTGCGGTTGGAAGACCAAGTGCGGCAAGTGGGTCGGTTTGGTTTCCAGTCCAAGTCCTTGCAATATCCATTGGATTAAAACCGATATTTGCAAGTTGTTCTTGCGCATCCTCAACTGAAGTTTTTCCATTGGCGGTAAGCGCTGCGATTGCTTGCGTGTACTGCTTGGACATGTACTCTGTTGCTTTTTGAACAGCCTGCGGGTCGTCGCTCGCCATAATAATATTGGCGACATTTAAGGATTCTTCAGTAAATTTAATTAAATCTTCGTATGCCTTACCCTGTTTCCCAGAGAACCCAACAGTTCCACCAGCATCTTTGAGGCTCTCTTTAAAATCATTTGTTGCATTATTTGCATCAATCTGTGCTTCAACAAAGTTCTTTGACAGACCAGCGACTGCCTCTTGTCCTTTTTCATAGTTCTTAATTGCTTCTGTTGCTGCATCAAAAGCATCAACCTGGTCCTGAATTGCTGGATTAAGTCCATTTTGAAATTCGGTAGTTACATCGTATGCGCTATTTCGAAGCATGCGCAATTCATGTTCGTTATTTGCAATTACCTGTTCGTTTTCCATAACAATTTTGGAAAAAACACGCATCTGCTCCGCTGGAGTAGCATTTTTTAGTTTTCCTAATTCTGTTTGCAATTTCTCAACAACTTGGGCAGTTTCCTGTGCGCCAAGATTTAGAGGTCCCAAAAATGCTGTGAGCGCGTCTGTATTGTCAGAACTTGAGACTATATTCGCTAGACCATCTTTAAGATGCTCAAATTTTACTCCAGTATCTCCAGCAGCAGCGTTTAACTCTTCGAATGACTTAACAATCAGTTCATCATTTGCAGCGAGTTCTTGCTCCTCTTTTGTAAAGCCTTTCAACTGGTCGGCAGCATATCCAAATGATTTAAAGAATCCAGCAACATCACCAGTTCTATTGAACTGAGCACTAATCTGCCTTCCTACCTGTTCAAAATAGTCGGATGTGATACCGTCCTTCCTCAGTGCATCTACAAGTTCGTTGCCGTATAGCCCAGAGAATTCGTCGATTTCCGCAAAGTCTGGCTGAATATCTGGCGCCCATGTATTCTTTTTCTTCTGTGCAAGCGCGAGCGTTACTGCTGCGTTATACAGTCCAGCAGTATCAGAGCCATATTGCTTTGATTGGACATCAAGAATCTTTGTGCTTTCTGTGGCACCCAATCCCAAAACATCAGAAAGCCTTTGAGCCATATCTGCTCTTGCTTTTGGGTCATCAATCTTCATCCCGCCCAAAATTGCAGCAGCAATATTTATTTTTGAGGCAGAACTAGCAGAATTTTTTGTTGCATTTATTAATGCGTCCTTACCACCATAAAATGCAGAATCGACAGCATCAATAGTTTCCTTTTTTAATTCATCTGGAGTTTTTCCAGCGTCTTTGTCATCGAGTGTTACTGCAATCTGGATTCCAGTTGATGCATATGCCGCAGTTGTTTCAAGGAGATTGTTAATATCTTCAAGCGACTGTCTTGGGCCTTCCATCCCAGCGCCCATTCCTCCACCGATAAGACCAAAAGATGTTGCGAGCGTATAGGCAAGTGTTGCAATACCAATAACCATTGGGAGTGCCGTCATTAATGACTTTCCAAAACTTTCAACAGCAAAAGCCTTTTGAATCCAACTCAATGCTTCTGCCTCGTTCGCAAATGTTTGACCAGTGCTCGCTGCAATCATAATCTTGCCTGCTGCAGCACCTCGCGCTTTAGTCATATTATTTTTTAGAATTGCAATAGTCTCTTGTTCTGTTATCATTGTGTTTCCAGCGGTGGCAACAGCAAGTTCTGTTTCAAGGGCAATTTGTCCTTGTGATGATATTCCGAGAATCTTGTATGCGTTTGAGTTAACCATTGCCGCCATACCAGACTGCTGCATCGCTGCGTTATGGCCTCTTACACCAACGGTTAGACCACGAAGAACAATTTGACCATGACCAAACAAACGAACAAGCGATGAAACTCTTGTGAAAAGGAACAGGCTTGCCCTGGTGAAAATCATGGCTGCCGCTCCAGCCATCAGCAAGCCTTTGGCAATTTTGCTAAATACATTGCTCCCGCCAGCAAACCTAAACATGGTTTCTGCGACACGGGCAATTGCTCCACCCATTTCCATCAGCCCAGTAACTGTTGGCATAATTGCATCACCAAGACGAATTAATGCTGATTGAGACTCTGCCGCTGCTTTCTTAAATTTATAGTCTGCAGTCTTTGTATATGCCTGGAAGGCCAAGTCGGCATCTCCAGTAGCGTTATTCAGGTTTTCAAAAATTTCCCTGTTGTATTCAAGGTTTGGTCCAAGCAATGAGAATACTGCGGTAAGTGCGCGCACATTACCGAATACCTTTGTTAAACCAGCCGAAGCGATTTCGGCATCTGTTCCACCAAGTTTTGTATTCAAATAACTCAGCGCATTTAGCAAACCGTCGTTTTGAATCTTGTCACGAAGTTCTTCCGCTGATGTTCCAGCATCACGCATTGTGTCTGCTGCCTGCTTGGATGGCTTGAGCAATTGCGAGAGCACCTGACGCAAGTAAATAGCAGAAGTACCAGCGCTTGCACCACCACGAGTCAACGCAGCAACACCAGCAGAGACGTCTTCAAATGACGCGCCAAACGCTGCAGCAACTGGCAGCACCTTGCCGAGTGCTGGAGCAAATTGGTCTGCTTCTGCTTTACCTTCTCGTACTGTTGCAACAAGAATATCGTTTGCTTTTGCAGCAGAATATGTGCCACTGCCATAGGCATTTAGAATAGATGTAAGAGCGTCTGCAACTATTTTTGTTTCACCGAGTCCAGCAGCAGCAGATTCAGCAGATTCTTTTAAAACCTCAAGTGCTCTTTGACCCTTAATACCAGCGGATGTGATGAAGTACAAAGCATCAGCAAGTTCAATTGGTCCTTTCGAACTTGCTGCTCCAAGAGCAAGAATTTCATCTTTATAGATTTTTACCTGCTGTGCGCTAATTCCTACGAGACCTCTAATTTGGGACATAGAGATTTCAAACTGCCTAGACATTTGAATCGCTTGCTTCCCAGCATTTACAAGTTCACCAATTACTGCATACTTAATAAGCGATGCCGTTTGACGCATTGCGTCGCCCATCATTCTGATTGGAACGGTGCTTGCCGCTACCGACCGAGCCATTCCTTGCGAACCAGCACCAACCGATGCGACAGCATTTCTTGCCGCGGCTGCACCAGTAGTGCTAATCGCAATGCGAACATTAATTGGGGGTAGGCCGCCACCAGCGTTAGACATAAAACTATTTTTTCACACTATTAAACTCCGTGCAAACGGAATTAGTATAAATGCAAATTACAAACGACTAACCAGTTGCCAATCCCATGGATTTAGCAAAGTTCATAATGTCACTAGTGCCAGCCTTTTGCTTCATGAATCCCATGCCCTCAAAGACTGCGCCTACTTGTGCTGGGCTTAGTTCCCAGAATTCTTCGTACGGGCGGCCCGTTTGGGACCAGGTGGTGTACCACTGTCTCCAGGGGAGTCGCTCGGGAATTCCACCACTGACATTGCCTGCTCTAGTACTCTTCGGTTTTCTTCGGCGAGCAGGGCGCTTTGTCGGAGCATCTTGCCCGCCACGGTCGGGTCCACGCCATTAGCAATTGCCCATGCAACGCTCACCACATTTGAGTAGATTACTGTTTGACCTTCAAGCATTGCTTCACCGACTTCGGTGTTGTTGCGCTTAAGAGCAAAAGCAAGACTTTGACGGAGTGTTGAAACTGGCATCTTTTCAAGATTCTGTTGCCATGCCTCAAGGCCGCCCCAATGCTCTTCAATATCTGCAATAACATTGTTCGTAAACCTAACAAACACTGTTTCTTTTAATACTTCCCCAACTTCATCGTATTCACGCTCATATACATCAGAGCCAATGCTTTTGACTTTTGCAAGTTCTACTGGGATACCTTTATTTTTTAAAACAATTGGTGTGTAATCCATGCGGGTAACTATACACACTATTCGGGCATAAAGCAAACGACGGCCCGAAGGCCGTCGTTTGTCCCAAGGAGGAGTTAGATTAAATTAATTAAGCGCTAAGGCCAGATGTGCCTTCGCGGAACTGTACGGTTCCAAAGCCAACGCCAGTTGCGATTGGAAGAATCGCTTCTGCGTCGAACGATGGGGTACCGAAGTTGTCAGTCGAACCTGACATAATCGTTCCACCAGTTACTTGGCACTTAGCAAGACTGAATACCAACTCCGAAAGTTCTGACTCAAGGTCATTGACCAAGAATTCAACTTTGAAGTATGGAAGGCTTCCACCATCAAAGGTGTAGGTTGCGGTTTCGGTTGAACCCGAACCAGCAGCGGCAACGGTGCCACCGAAGATGGTTGCAAGCACATCAAGTGCCAACTCTGCGTAAGTTGCAGAGAAGTTAAGGCGGTCAATCTTACCTTTCTTGGCAAGAACCTTTCCGTCACCCTTAAGTTCTACGGTAACAAAGTTTGGCTCAACGGATACTTCCTGAATACCAGGAACATCAATTGCTGCGCCGTATGTAATGCCACCAGTTGCATCGGTGGTAACTGGGTACACCTTGCAATCTTGGACATCGAATGTAATTGTGGACTGACTTGCGGCCATTTCTGGACTCCTTTTTCCTTGTTCTATGGATAATTGTACTGATTTGTCTGTTTAAGTGTGCGAGGGTATGGACGAAATAATACTATATTTTCAGCCCATACCCAGACACTTACGCCTGTGGTGGATTAGCCGCTTCGTAGTCCAGAACAGCCTGTGGCATTGCCTTACCTTCGGTAAAGCGAATGTGCCAAGGTTCTGCGCCTGGGTTTTCAACTACTTCGTGGCTGAATCCAAACTTCTGCTCATTAGCAAGCAACCAAGCAAGGATTTTGCCGTTTGCGTTTGCAATGTCGATGGCGATTCCAAGCATATGGCGTGAGCAGGTCTTGGCATCATCATTTGGGGCAGCCAGCGGGGCGTTGCCTTTCTTGAGATACCACTTCTCACCGTTCCATGTACGGGTCGACGAACCTGGAATTAATTCCTTCTGGTACCTAGTAAGGAAGCCTTTTTTCTGGGTCTCGATACTGCGGAATGTGTCGCCGCTGCTAGTCGGAGCCAATTTGATTCCTTCTGCTGCTGCGGCTGCCTTCATTGCTTCAAAGGCGCGTGCTGCACAGTGGTGCATTTGTCCACCAACAGACAACTTGCGAAGCATCGCAGGAGTAATCTGGCTTGGCTTCTTGCCTTCCAAATGTTCGCAGAACTTAACTGGAACTACTGGCCAGTTTTCCTTTGACATTATTTCTTGGCTTCTTGCTTTGCTGCGAAGAACGATGCAACTGCTGGGTCACCAATCTTCGTGGATACCATTGCAAGTGCTGCTGCCACTAGTGGCATTGCAAGCGCGGTGAGCATTGGGTCAACGCTATACTTATCGCACAAGTAAACAACGACGCCCATTGCGCCACCCTTTGCGATTCCGTCTGCTGCTGTTGTTGCTTTCATGATTGCTCCTTTTAACTCGGTTGCCCAAAGTCTTGTCGAAGCAAGGTGTATATATAGGCTATGGCTTTGTTTTAGCGTAAAGCCTTTTCATCAAGTCACCGACAACGCTCGCCTGCTGGACTTCATCGCCTTCAGTAACTGCATCAACGACTGCTCGTTTTGCGTCAATCAAATCGTAGATATCTTCATCAATTGTATTTACGCCAATTAAGTACCATGCCTGGACGCTGTTTTGCTGTCCGATTCGGTGACATCTATCTTCGGCTTGGTCATGCTCGCCAGGAGTCCATCCTTGTTGGACAAAACAAACATCGGAACCAGCCGTAAGAGTAAGACCAACTCCACCAGCCTGAAGGTTGAGAACAATAACTCTTGCTTTTGGGTCTTTCTGAAACGAGTCAACAGCGTGCTGTCTATCTTCCATTGAGTCCTGCCCGCTAACACGAAGATTTCCATACTTACCAGCGAGGTAATCAACGATGGCGACATTGTGTGCAAAAACAACAAGTTTTCTATCGCATGATTCCAAGAATGAATCAATCCACTCAATTACTGATTCCATCTTTGCATCAGCAGCGAGGCGCTTCAAAACTGTAGTTCTACGCAAGTGCTCTGCTGTATCTGAAGAGCGGTATCCATTCTCTGCAAGGAACGCAAGAAGGTCGCCTTCTGCTTTTCTGTACTCCACATATCCTTTTCCAGATGGCTCAACATGGACAACATTTCGTGTCTTTGCTGGAAGTTCTTTTAGCACTTCGTCTTTTGTTCTGCGAATGTAGCAGTTCTGGCGGAGTTTCATGTTTAGTTCGTTTAGATTTGAAGCGCCTTTTGTATCCCAACCAAATCCATTGTGGTACGCATTCGTGTATCGCTTGAGGAATGCCCACTTGCCACCAAAGCGACTTAGCATCCCCAGAATCTCTAACTGACTTACAAGTTCTTCTGGCCTATTCGTAACTGGTGTTCCAGAGAGAAGCAAAACTGTTCCAGATTGCGGAACCTTCTTTGCAATGTCGCGAACTGCTTCTGTGCGTTTTGTCTTGCTGGTCTTTACATAGTGAGACTCGTCAAGGACAAGACCCATTGGTTTTAGATGCATGATTGGCTCAACAAAGCGACCAATAATGTCATAGTTCACGATGTTCACATCTACATTTGCGATGTTTCCTTTACCACTCAAGATGTTTACCGAGCGATGTGGAAGCCACTTGTTTATTTCACGCTTCCAGTTTTCCTTGAGGGATGCTGGGCAGACGATAATTGCTGGGAATGCGTCACGGTATTCAAGTGAAGCAATTGCTTCTACTGTCTTACCGAGACCCATTTGGTCTGCGATTAGGCACCGACCTACTGAACCAGCGTAGGCAACTCCAGCCTTTTGATATGGCATAAGAGTTCCATTGAGGGTGGGGATACTTATTTCTGCGTCGGTAGATGTTGATTGAACAAGTAGTTCTGTTGACTTCTTGGTCAATTCAATAATCTTTTCGCGGACCGAATCCTCAACATCAAATTTGTACTTATCTGCTAGTTCAAGAACTCCGATAGTTATCGGCGCAGTCCAGTGTTTTTTCTTCATGTCCCAAGTTCGCTGGGGAAGTTTTTTGACCTCAACAATTATTTCTGGGTCATATGGAAATTTAATTACAGCCATGCCACGCTTACTAATGGTGAGTGACTTTTCTGTGTCTTGAATTACTTCAGGCAATTGGGTTTGTGCTTCCTGCGAGACATTGAATTGGTACTTAGATGCAAATTCTGCAACTTCCAATTTAGCCGATTCTGGAGCAATCCAAACAGATGCTGCAGAATTCCATACAACACCAGTAATTTGTTTTAATTCTGATGTCACTTGCTCGTCATATTGGCAGTGAATTACAAAATTGTTATTTACTTTTGTAATGCGCTTATCAACTTTTGAACCGTACACAGAATCAAGGTCTTGATGGATATCGGTGTACGCCCGCTTGGGTGGTGTGATTTCATCATAAACAAAGCCGAGTTTTTTCAACTGCTTTGAATATTTGGCAAGCATTATCCATGCAGAATAAGCCATTGTTGGGGTCCAGTATGATTCTGGAATTAGTGCTAATTGGGTTCCGATACGAGAATCAGATTTATTAAAACCAACACTGTCTTCAGTTACTGCGCCATCACAAGAAAGCGCGATTGACCGCAATGCTTCTGCTAGTTGCGAGTATTCACTCTCCACACTTACTCAAGAACTGAAATAGACGACCAAAGAATTAGGTCATAAACTTCTGGAATTGCTTCAGTCTCTTCAGATTCTTTTTTGTGTTGGATGATTGCGTAGGTAAGGCGTGCGATTTCATCAAGGTAAGAAATTGTCTTGTCTTCGGCAAGAAGTGTTTTTACCTGTGATAGGCGCTCACTGATTCCGTTGCGATAGCGCTGGGACTTACGGTACCAAGTATCAAACTTATCTTTTTCTTCGAGATAATCTTTATGAGAAACCACACCAAGTTTTACATCTTGTGCCATCATATTGACGCGCTCGCGGTGGTACATTGCTGACGACTCATAGTCTGACAGCGCAGTTAGAAGCGACTGGCACCATGCCAAACGATTTTCTGGCTGTTGCAACCACTCAATCTCTTCAGTTGAGGCATCGCCCTTGCATTCACGCTTGGCAATGTCCATAATATTTTTTCTGTCGACCATTATTTTTACTCCTATAGGTTTAAATCTTGACTTTCAGTATACCGCCGTGATATATCACGCGGGGGAATTGGCTTTAAATTCTCCAAGAGCATGGTCGCGGATATGTTCGTCAATTTTTGATTCAGTTCTTAGCGCCGTATTCTCAACTCTATCGATTGAAATACCAAGACTCTTGGCTACTGTTTCAATTTTGTCTACTACAAAGTTGTGGTCTGCTTTATTTTCTTCCCAATTTTGCTTTGAAGCACGGCGTCCATGTTCAAAATATGCAACAATGACTAACCCGAATGTGCTAATCAGTGCTACATAAATTTCAGTCATTACTCATCGTCTCCAGAGTTGGCAGCGAAACCGATTACATGCACAACAAGGGCGGCAATCGACATATAGATTCCCCATTTTTGGGTATCACCACTAAGAGTAATCAAAACAAGACCAGTCCCAGCGAGGGTCCAGCCAAGTGACGAGAGTTCTCCAAGAATTTTTTTGAGCATGTGTGGGTCCTTGCCGAGCGAAATGGTAATTTTATTTAATCATTACCAGTCGGTATAGGTAGGGTCGACTACTTTACGCGGGCACGCTGACGCGCACGGCGTTGCTTTTTGGCACCGCTCTTCCTATCTGGGGCTGGTATATCTCCGCCACCGCCAGAATTGCCTCCAGAAGGGCCTCCAGAGCCTCCAGAAGGGCCTGTAGGACCAGCAGAAGGTGCAGGGGCAGCAGTGGCTCCAACGGCTGCTACAGCGGCTCCTGCAGCAACAAGTGTTCTTCTGTCTCCAACATCAATTGCCGAGCCGACCGCAACATAGGTATCAAACACTCCGTCAAAAACATTAATTTCCTCTTCAAAAGATTCCTTTACTTCCGTAGGGGCATCGATGAGGGCTTCCGCTATTTCCTCTCCTTGTTCTGGCGATACATCATCTACCACGACTGCGTCAAACACTGCGGTTGCTTGTGAAGCATCGATACTTTCCAGGACCTTTGCGCTAGTTGCTAACTCGGTTGCTTGCTCACTGGGAATGCCGCCTTCTTGTTCAATTACTAATGTCACAACTTCTCCAACTTGCTCACCGCTAATCGTTTCTGATTCAAGGACATCCACGATGACTCCGACTGATTCGGCATTCAGTTCGCCATCCAAAACAGCGGTAAAGGTTTCAATCAAAACCTCAGTGCTTACGGATTCGTCAAAGACTGCACCAAGGACTGAGCCCAACAACTCTGCAGTGAGTTCGTCTTCCAAAACATCAACAATGAGGTCAATGGTTTCTGCATCTGTAAGGTCACCGTCAAAAACGCTGTCAAAAATTGCTTCTGATTCTGCTTGACTGAGGTTTGTTTCAAGCAAGTCGTCGAGCACTGTCATGGTGTCCGCAACGGAAATGTCCTCGTCAAACACTGCATTCATAACTGTGTCTAAGTCGCCAGAACTAATTGGACCATCAAAGATTGATGTCAAAGCCGACACCATATTCTCGGGAGAAGCATCTTCGGAGAATGCTGAATCCAAAACTGCCGTCAACTGTTCGCTGGTGATGTCTGCATCGAGCATTGTCGTTAGTGCTTCTGTGAATACATCTGCCGAAACATCTTCTGTAAACACGGCTTCTAGGACATTGTCGAACTGGGTGTCGGTGAGTTCTGCGCCGAGGAGCGTGTCAAGAACAGCACCAACCTCTTCGGCTTCGGCATTAGGGGTAAACGAATCATCAAGAATATTGTCTAGTTGGCCAGTGGAGATTGCTTCTCCTTCTTCGGGGAGGATAACCTCATCTGGTGGAATTATTACTACTACCGTTTCAGGCTCTGTCGCTGGTACTTCTATTTCTTCGGGCAGCATCTCCTCTATGGCTGGGATGGGTTCTTCTGGGATTGTGGGCATTGGCTCAGGCTCTACGGGGAGGACTATTACCACTGGCGATGTGGTTGTTGTCGTTGGTGCTTCTGGCACCGTTGTTGAACTACTTGTAGTTGTAGTTGTAGTAGTAGTAGTAGTAGGTGTTAATTCTGGAATTGTAGTTGTCGTTGTAGTTGTACTTGTAGTAGTCGTAGTGCTCGTGGTCGTAGTGGTTACAACCGTATTTGCATCTTCGATAAACCCAGAACCAGAATAAATAGAGACATTGTTGTCAAATGTATTATTCCGCGAAGTCGACCAAGAGTTAGCGTTTACTCCGTTATTTTCTATTGCCCCGTTGTTAAACCTGTTTCCAAACTGGATTGCCAAGGAGTTCCCAACAAATGAATTTCCTTGTACTAACTGGTTTTCAGCACCTGGAGTCCATGCCGTAGGAATCCACGAGGCTAACGCAATTGCGGTGCCGTTGTTCGTGAATGTGGAGTTGTACACTTGCTGACGGTTCAGACCACCTAGATATGCACCAAATTGTGTGTTGCCTGTGAACTGGCTGTTATTTATTTTGACAAAGCGCTCAGTACGAATACCATAAGTATTTGATGTAAATGTGGAGCCGTTGACATAAATACGGTTTGAGTAATTGGTATCCGTAAGGCTCAGTGCCGATGGGGTTCCACCGTGGTCAGAGGTAATCACATAGCCGTTGTTGTTGAATTGAGAATCATTGAATGTGGTTACTCCGCCATTGCCTTGGTAGAAAGCCCACGATGAATGATTAGAAATCTTTATACGATTGAAAGTCATTGTTCCGTTGTTGTTGTAAATCAGCCCACCGTTCCATGACACATTTTTACCTTGCTTGAATGTCATGTCTTCAATAACAATGGTTCGTGCACCACTGTTGTAAATTGCCCGCCACAAATTATTGCCATCAATAATCGTCGTAGTCATTCCTGTGCCAGTGATTGACAACCCTTCCGTAATCGCTGGAAGGTCTGATGTGAGGGTTATTGTTCCTTGTGTTTCGATAATGATGCTGTCGTAGATTCCGCCGCTTTGAGCATTCGCTTGGTTTATCGCCCATCGTAAAGTCCCAAGACTTCCATCATCTTGTAGGTTTGTTACAACGAGTGATGTCGGAGCGGCTGCACCAGCAGACTGAAATACATATCTTGTGTAATCAGCAGAACCGTTCAATCCAGTTTTCTCACCAAGTCGCCATCCGACATTGATAATGCGGTTAGCGCCGTCTCCATTTGTATGCCAAGACATTCGTTTTGTACCAGCAACAAGGTCACCGCCCCAAGCGTCAAGGACATCTGCAGAACATTGCCGAATTGTTTGATTAGGAGAAAATCCAAAAGACCAACCGTTAAAGTACCAATAAGAACCGTTTGAAAGCCGCGCCGTGGTTGTGCTATCTCCGCACATGTTTGAGCCTGGAGTTTCTTGAAAAACATCTGTTCTTGGTGCTACCGCAAGAAGGTCGAGGGTTGTCCCGCCAGTTGGTCCTCCAGCGACCATGATGTACTCATCGGTACAAGCGTTTGTAATTTCCGAAAAGGGGCCAGAGGCATTGTAGAGATTTGAGTAACACAGTTCCCATCCACCCTGAGTAACCGTAGAAATGGCTACTTCTTCAGCCTGCCCAGACGGGTAGTACTCGGGAGCGTCATTTGCAGACGCAGGAATTACTGGCAAAAAAATTGCCATGAATAGCGCTGGTACTGGTATCCAAAATCCTCTGCGGAGTCTCATATCCGCTATACAATAAAACTAAATTAAAAGATAGTTCTTATAGCCTGACTAAATCTGCCTATCGGCTATATTCCTGTTCTCCACTGGGACTAAAACCCCATGATGGCGTGCCTGAATATCTTTGCGCACCCATGTCATGCCGTATGTTGAGTCAAGATTTTCTGTTCCCTCTCTACGCTTCAACCGTTCCGCCATCGACTGAAAGGTCGGGTCGTCGCTGAGATTGAGGTACGAGTTGTGGGACCAAGGCAGGTCGTAAAAGGCTGGTGCATTTACTAAGAGCGCTCCAGCAGTAGTCCAATGCTCTTCAATTCTTGGCTCTTGGCACACGATTGGACCAGATAGTGCGTATGAAGGAACATCGGCACCGACAAGAGGTCTATCAACTTCAAGCATCTTCTCGATGATGTTTGCGTCCATCGAGATGTCTGAATCAACATAAAGAATCGCTTGGTAGTTGACAACTCCGTGGTTTAGTTCTGTGCAGTCTTCGCCCCAATGATGACCGCTAGTGACGCGCACTCTTTGGGCAAATTCACGGATTAGGTTGCGACCAGTTTCAATCCGAATCCACCTATTCCCAGATGTGACTTGGGCATGCATATCGTTGATTGAGTATGTCCAATAGTCTCCATTGACTTCTTTGAGCGCATCAATAACTTCGGCAAATGGCTCAAGGCCACGGTTGTCAAGTTCAAATGCAGAGAACCATTTAACATTTGGAAACCTGCGCATGATTTCTGCTTTGTCGGCCATCCAGTTCAGATGTTCTTTTGCATCACACTTCCACCCGACAAGCGGGGTGGCGATAACAAAATGCATCTGGTAGTCGACTGCTCTTAGAAATGGCATCTTTATCTTCTTTATGTAGTCGGAGCAAACACCTGCGTAGTGAGCGAGATTAAGAGTTTTTACATCAGAATGAGACTCTGGCATGACCATGACACATTTATTTGATGCAAGTGGTTTCCCAGGAAAAGCCCAGACAAAACTGTTGCTAGTTATTGTGTAGTCGTCTGTATTGTGGAAGAAACAATGTAGCCCAGCGTCTTTGCAGATTCCAAGTGCTAAATCGTTCTTGCAATGAATCCAAAGTTTCTGCGAGCGTTCTTGCAGCCAACCAATATCAATATGGTGCTGTGGTCCATCATGCCCAAGAAATAAGCCGTCTTGGTTTGCCCAAACATCTACCTCAACATCAAATCCTTGGCTTATTGCTGAGTCAATGTATTCGGGAGTGTTTTCAAGTTCTGGATTAGGACCCTGAAGGTTTCCTCTGTGAGAGATATAAATCATTTTTCAACCTGAACCCAAATCCAGTTCTTATGGTTGTCTCCAGGACCAGTTGGCCTGATGTCGTATTTAAAGTTTTTGAAGCCAATTTTTCCAACAAGGTCATCGAATAATGTTTGTTCATCCTGAATGCTTACATCTGAATGGCCGTTTGTACTACCAGCATCATAATTGTTGTCGTAGTAGCCAGCGGTTGGAATTTCACCCTTGCCGCCATACCCCATCTGGAAGCACAATTTTCCTCCTGGCTTTAGAACCCTGTAGATGTCGGTCAAAATGTCAAACCTGATTTTATGAACGCAAATATGCTGAAAGCAGATTACGGCAAATACCACATCGTAAACATCATCTGCAATAGCGAAAAGATTGTCTCCGCTTGTTACATACAGGCTTGGTTCGGCAATGTTATTTGCCTTTACATTTAGCCGTGCCTTCTCGATATTTATGTGAGAAATGTCTATTCCGTCAACGCGCGCGAAACGGCCTGAGAACTTTACCAAGTTACGTCCAGGTCCACATCCGTACTCAAGAGCGACTAAACCATTTGTGTCAAAATCCTTAAACAAGAAATTGTCATAGTCTGACCAGTTGTTATGGGCATCGTAGGAGCCGACTACTGGGTCCCTGAAGTCAAGAGACCACTGGGCTGCATATTCGTCATAGTACGAATTCTGCATGCCTAAGTAATCGTCTTTGCCCTTACTCATTTGTTGTTCTCCAAGTAATAGTTGAGGTCTTCTGGGGTACCAATTCCCCACATCTTGGGAACTTCTTTAATCCTAATCTTTTTTCCATCCAGAATGGCTTCATTGAATACTGGACAGACATAGAACTCATTATTGGTTCGGATGTCCTTCTCAATCATCTGGTTGGCATATTTCACATAGTCAGAGCCATGCTTCCAGTAATAGATTCCAACAGTTGCATTATCCGAGATTGGGTTCTTCTCGGCAACTTCAGATACAAAACCATCTTCTCCAAGTTTTGCATACGACCATTTTGGATGGGTCGCCTTGAAGGTCAGGATTCCTCCATCAATCTCATCCGCGCCAAATGCATAAAGGCACTCGTTGCTATCCCACTCAACTACTTGGTCTGAGTTTGCCATCAATAATGGCTGGTCATTGTCGATTAGGCCAGAGGCAAGAAGGGTGGTGCAGGCAGCACCTTCTGTCATTCCATCAACAAGGACAATGTCGCATCCTGGTTTGATAAGGCTTAGAACCTGTTTTAGGTTGTACTTTTCATAGTGCTCTTTTTGCACAAGGAAGATGAAGTGGGCATCAACATTCAAATTGTCCACAACGACCTGAATCATTGGCTTGCCATTGACTTCAATCAGCGGCTTCGGGAATGTGTATCCAGCCTGCGCAAAGCGTGAGCCAGCACCAGCCATTGGTATCAGTACATTCATCTTTTCGTTCCTCCAAGCAACTGGCCTTTTTCCACGCGATTCAATCTCGTCTACAAACTTCATAAGGCTGAACTTATTTAGGTCGTCGGAGTTTTTAATTGCAAAAAGATTTGCGCCAGAACTCAACGCTCCCTCTCTGCCTATGTGTGAATCTTCGACGATTATAGTATTCGCAGGGGTTGAATCAAGCGAGACTATGCACTGCCAGTACATCTCTGGGTGGGGCTTGTGATGCTTAACATCCTCGTTACTCATGATGTAACTCACATATTTGAGGACACCAATTGCGTCTAGCGCGGTGATTACCGTTTCGCGGATTGCATTACTGGCTACGGCAATCTTCCACCCACGCTCTTTGAGGGTCTGCATGATGTCAATTGCGACATAGTTCTTTGGAAATTCTGCCAGTATTTTTAGCGTGGCCTCTTGCTTGTCTTCCCAGATTCTCTGGTGTGCTGATTCTGGGAGTCCTTTATCCAGCGTCAGCATCTTTAACTTGGTTGTTGTCCCAAGTCCGTCATATCTGGACAAATGTTCATCACGGGTGATTACATACTTTGGGTCAATCCTGCTCAGAGCAATATTGAGCGAGTCGTAGTGGACATCGCGTGACTCAATCAGAACTCCGTCTAGGTCAAAGATAACCAGGAAGTTACTTTTCATTTGGATTTATCCCTGCATGTCGGTGCCATTTGTTATGGCGAACAATACTCTTGCCGTTGCACTTCATGACATATTTATTACGAACGCGCATTGACCACTCAACATCTTCTTCTTCGTTCCACCCGCGTGACTCATCAAGCGGCTCTTCTAGCATGACATGCTTTTTGAGCATAAAGAATCCGCCAGAGATATACATGTACTGGGTTTGAGTCCAGTCGTTATAGTCAAGAGACCACGCCCTACCGTGTCCTGGCTTGTCCCACAATGACCAGTCCATCGGGTTTCGCGCGCCAGTTACTAGGTATTGGGGGCATGAGCATATTTCCCAATCGGTCCCGAACTTCTTAAACTCTTCATACCAACCAGCATCAAAAATGTGGTAGTCGTGCATCAAGACAATATTTTCGTACTTGGAATTCTGAACAAGAATATTCTTCTTACGAGTAATCCATCGTGGCTTAATCGACTCGTCAAAGTCAATCTTCACAATGTCATCTCCTTCAATTCCAGTTGAATCACCACCGCCAACAAAAAGGATTTCGTACTGTGGAATGGCAAGACTGCGGATATTTTCAATTATCTCTGCAAGCCTATTTTTATCTTCGTAGACAGTGATTATTCCAAAGGTCCACGGAATGTCATGCATTCTCCGCACCTTCTAGTATTGAGCGATATGCATGGTTCCATTCAGGTCCACGCTTTTCCATAGTGAATAGGTTCTTGACATTTTCAAGGTTCTCTTCAACTTCGTCTTTACGCATTGATGGGTCCATAAGTTCGCTTAAGTGGTAGTCCCACTCACTCTTGTTTCGCGCAACTCTTCCAACTCCATAACTTGCCATAAATTCATACTCAGGTGACCATGATGAAATAAACGGCACACCAGCGGCAACATACTCAAGTCCCTTAATAAAGGACTTTGCATGGTTGAATTGAACATCGTTAAGTGGCACAATTCCGATATCAATTGGTGCAAACAGTTTTGGATAATCCAGAATTGGGGCCAGCGGGAGAGTCGTGGTGGAATCTCCGCTAATGCCAAGTTGGTCTGCAGCATGTGCTGCATTTGTCTGCAAGTGCCCAGAATGGTGAAACTTTAGACCGTTGCTATTTATAAATGAACCAACTGAATCTGCCACCGATTCAAGGTCGCTTGAACGCCAAGGCGTAGCACCAACCCAGCCAATCGTTGGTTTATCAACAAAATTAACTGGCTTTCGCTTCCACCTGTCTAGGTCTATTCCATTACGCACCATAAAGACATTGTCATTGAATTTTGAATAGTAGTCACCAAGGAATGGGGTCGAAACAATAATCGCGTCAGCAAGTGAAATTATTTTATTGTAAATATCTCGGTTGTTCTCTGGACTTTTCTCTGGGTCAGTTACATCGTAGGCACGGTTTGTCTTTTCTAGGCCGTCATGCCAGTCGTCAATATCCACAACGATTGTCTGCCCCATTGCCTTTGCTTTATGCATCTCTTCCAAAACTCGCTGGTGCATAATCAGTTTGAAAACAACTATGTCCCAGCCGTGGATTGCCTTTTCATCCTCAACCATTAGACCGAACCCATGCGCCTCGTTAAACCCAGGGAAGCCCATTCCTGTACCCCACTGATGCTTCTTTAGTTCCCTTGATGGAAGAAGGCAGCGATACCAACCACAGCCATTTGGCTGAAGCGGCTTGGTTCCCCACGACCAGTCAAATGTAAGAAATGCAATATTTGGGTTCTTTTCCATTATCCTGTTTCACCAATCACAATAATTCAGTGCCCTTATAGTATCAAAAATGTTTGCAGCATGTGGACTTTTTACTGTATCATCTGTGTTGCCAAATAAATGGCTGCAATTACAAATGGAGAGCATGCAAATGAAGAAGTACGCATTCATGGCAGGACTACCTCGTTCTGGAAGCACCCTACTGGCTTCAATATTGAATCAGAACCCAGCAGTTCACTCAAGCCCTAATTCGCCAATCTGCGGAATGATGTGGCACCTAGAACAGAGCATTGTTGTGAGCGAGCCGTGGACCGCATACCCAAAGCCAGATGTTTTGCCTGGAATGATTCGTGGAGTGCTTGAGTCGTTTTATTCAGATACCGACTGCAGTTTGGTAATTGATAAAAACCGCGAATGGTCAATGCCACAGAACTTTGAATTGCTCCAG